TATTATCACTTTAGCCGTTCACGGGCCGTCTTCGCCTTATGGCACGGCCAGCACAGGCTCTGCAGATTACTGTCTGCATCGGTGCCGCCATGCGCTTTAGGGATGATGTGGTCAACGGTTTTCGCCTCACGCACCACACCAGCACGCAGACATAACTGACACAGGCCTTTGTCACGCTTCAATATGCGCGCGCGGATACTGTCCCACTTCGAACCGTAGCCGCGCTGATGACGGGATTGCCCCGGCTTGTATTGTTTCCAGCCTTCGTTTTTGTGGCTTTCGCAGTAGCCTGACGGGTCTGTAGTGGTATTACGGCAGCCGCGAACGCGGCAGGCTTTTGGGATTCGTGATGGCATATGTACTCCAATGAAGAAGCCACCGACATAGCCTCCTCCATTCATCGTGAAACTATTTTCATCTACGCAGTCATGAATTCTTTGTAGAGTTGTGATCAATACAACTCACTAATGGAGAGGCTTGTCCAACACGTTGGACAGGTTTCCTGTTTGATTTACTGGACACTATAGAAGGACAGAATGCCTTCCTCACTCGAATAACATTAATTAAGGAGGTTCAACATGTTTCATTCCACAAATCATCAGGCTGTAATTATGGCTGTATCAGTTTGTGCCACAGACCTTTTCCGCTTCACTTTGAGCCTGATTCATTTCTACCTGACCGGCTCGCCTCTATCTTTTTAATCCCCGCTTTATCCAAATTGCATTGCCAGAATGCCGACAACAGACTGACATTCAAATCCTGACTACCTCCAATAGTCTGACCGTACACCTATATAGTTTTAAATTTCATCAATCCATTTAACTATCGTTTAATTGTTGTCACATAGGATTCTGCCGTTTTTAACAATGCAGGATAATAAGATGAAAAAAATGTTGTTTTCTGCCGCTCTGGCAATGCTTATTACAGGATGTGCTCAACAGACGTTTACTGTTGGAAACAAACCGACAGCAGTAACACCAAAGGAAACCATCACCCATCATTTCTTCGTTTCGGGAATTGGACAGGAGAAAACTGTTGATGCAGCCAAAATTTGTGGCGGCGCAGAAAATGTTGTTAAAACAGAAACCCAGCAAACATTCGTAAATGGATTGCTCGGTTTTATTACTTTAGGCATTTATACTCCGCTGGAAGCGCGTGTGTATTGCTCACAATAATTGCATGAGTTGCCCATCGATATGGGCAGCTCTATCTGCACTGCTCATTAATATACTTCTGGGTTCCTTCCAGTTGTTTTTGCATAGTGATCAGCCTCTCTCTGAGGGTGAAATAATCCCGTTCAGCGGTGTCTGCCAGTCGGGGGGAGGCTGCATTATCCACGCCGGAGGCGGTGGTGGCTTCACGCACTGACTGACAGACTGCTTTGATGTGCAACCGACGACGACCAGCGGCAACATCATCACGCAGAGCATCATTTTCAGCTTTCGCATCAGCTAACTCCTTCGTGTATTTTGCATCGAGCGCAGCAACATCACGCTGACGCATCTGCATGTCAGTAATTGTCGAGTTCGCCAGCTTCAGTTCTCTGGCATTTTTGTCGCGCTGGGCTTTGTAGGTAATGGCGTTATCGCGGTAATGATTAACAGCCCATGACAAGCAAACGATGATGCAGATAACCAGAGCGGAAATAATCGCGGTTACTCTGCTCATACCTCAATCTCTCTGACCGTTCCGCCTGCTTCTTTGAATTTTGCAATCAGGCTGTCAGCCTTATGCTCGAACTGACCGTAACCAGCGCCCGGCAACGAAGCCCAGATATTGCTGCAACGGTCGATAGCCTGACGAATATCACCACGATCAATCATCGGTAAAGCGCCACGTTCTTTAATCTGCTGCAATGCCACAGCGTCCTGGCTTTTGGGGGAGAAGTCTTTCAAACCAAGCTGTTTACGGTAAGCATCCCACCAACGTGAAAGAAGCTGGTAACGTCCGGCGGCTGTTGATTTGAGTTTGGGGTTTAGCGTGACAAGTTTGCGAGGGTGATCGGAGTAATCAGTAAATAGCTCTCCGCCTACAATGACGTCATAACCATGATTTCTGGTTTTCTGCCGTCCGTTATCCGTTCCTTCTGACCATGCCACCATATCGAGGAAAGCCTTACGCTGAGGATTAAGATTTTGCATTTTTCACCCCTGTCAGTCGTTCCCAGAAGTACGTCAGTGCAACCGAACCCATCGCACCACTAATCCCCGCTGTCGCGAGAATCATGTAAATACTGAATCCACTTTCGATGCTGATCAGACCACCAATAACACCGGTGAATCCTGATACCACTATCTGAGCCAGAGCATTTATCCAACTCCACGTTGCTTTACTCTGCTTCACATCTATCAGGTAGCGGACCAGACCGCCCCAACCTGCGATGATCAGCAAAACGAGCCAGAACGCTCCGGCAAGGCTCTCTTTTTCGTGCATATGAATAGCCAATGTTTCGCCGCCGACAAAAGGCCGGGACGTTAAATGTCAGAAATCAGGCTCACGGGGTAATTTAACGACAAAGCACGGAGTTGATGCTCCCCGCAAGCCTGGAATAAAAAAGCCAGCATGTAGCTGGCAACAGAGGGTTAAGCAATATCAACTCAACAGCTGAAGACACCCTGGCTGGGGTACGTTGGAAGGATACTCACCGCCCAGAAACAGAAAAGCCCAAGGCTTTAAACCTCGAGCTTGAATTTGGATTACTGCCAGTGCGTACAACATTGGCAAAATATCAGATTTATATGAAATATATGCTTTTTAATCCAGTTTTGCAATATTTTGCTGTGAAAATGTCGCCTTTTGTTTTGAACGTGTTCTCGTTAGAAGCAATAAAGCTTCGCTATCAAGCTGTAGAAAAATGTGCTTCATTGCAACCCAGCGTTCAGTGAATGTCTCAGACCAGTTTTTTGATGTCACTCCCACCAGTGATGCCAGCTCCTGGTATTCATAGGTCTTACGCCCTGCCAGCTCGTTCTTCACATCCTGTGCCGCCAGCCAGATCAACTTCTTCAAACGTTCCAGTGTTTTACCTGCAATTTTCCTGGTACCCAACAGAGTCTTAAACTCGCTCCATGCCCACTGCGTTATGGTGACCTGATGTTCCCAGCGAACACTTTCGCTGTAACTCCACAGCAACCACGCTTTCTGATGTTCTTCGAGAGACAGAACCGCGCGGCGCCATGACGAGGTTGAGAACTCAACCTGGCTGACCAGTGCAATGGATGAACCTTTTGCGTACGACTGCTTACCGGAAATCGGCGGATTATCCAGCGTAATCATCCTGCCAGTTACCTCATCCAGAATGCGCGGCTTCTTTCGTTTGTATGTACCAGTATCAAATTGTGCATGCTCCAGCCAGGCTTCAAGCTGGCCTTTCGTTGCTCCGCTCAAATCAGCAGTAGCCACAATGAGTTGCTCGCGGACATACTGTAAATATTGGGTATTCATGCGGCAGCTCCTTTCAGTGTTTTGGCGTAATTCTTCAGTATTCGGTAATCGGTCAAAACAGAACCGGGGAAACGATATAAGCGCAGACGCCCCCAGCGGTGGCGAAGAAGTTCTGCCATATAAAACTCAAACATCATTCATTCCCCATTTCGGTGATGGTCAGTTCCAGCCTCCCACCTTTGGTAACAGGCATCTTCACAACGCGGTAATCAACGACCTGAGCATCATCCAGCCAGAAACCTGCTTTGGTGAGTGCGTCAAAAGAGGCTTTTTGTAGATTATCCAGGTCACGGCGACGGCGATCCGGCATGTGGCACTCAATGCGGATTTTCACAGGCATAGCCAGACCGATATCCAGCATTGAGCCTTTAATGATTCGGGCGACGTTATCGCGGTATGCCTGCCCTTCTGCGCTGATGTGCGTGCGCCCTCGATTATGGCGGTAGTAGCGGTTATTGCTCGGCGGCCAGGGTAGTGTGATGTGGTAAGTATTCACGCCTTAATTACCCCCTCTTTCAGCCAGATAACCTGCGTTCTCGCCATACCTTCCAGCGCGCATTCTTTTGCATATCCAGCGTCAACAAAATGCGTGCGGCGGTCGATTTCGTCGTGGCAGGCAGAACATGCAATGGTGGCAATCAGGTCTGGCGGTTTCGTACCGGTGCCGCACAATCCAGTCAGCCGGATATGTGCCAGTACAGACGTTTCAGGGTTGCCATTACATACGCCAGGGATTCTTACCTGGCATTCCCGACCACGCGCTGCTTTTCTCAAATCAGCCATGATTCCTCCTTGCTGCCAGTCGCAACCATTTTTTATCAACCAGGCTAGCGGTATATCCGAGCAGTGTTGGTATTTCGGATGGCTTCAGCTCAGGTTTACGCTTACGACGATTTGGTACTTTGTAGATGTGTCCGTTCATGACACGAATAAGCGGTGTAGCCATTACGCCTCCTGCTTGTCGCGCAGCAGCTGAAACTCGCAGCTCTGTGGAATAGTCAGGTGGCAACCAATATTCATCGCCCAGGCTTCAACCTTACACAGGAAGACATACATCTCTCCGGTATCAAGATCGGAGGTATGGCGTAACGACTGGATAGTGGTGATATCACCGGTTACGACATCAACCAGGTCTTTGGTTTCATAACCGAGATATGTGTGTTTGAGAGCATCTTTTACCCAAGCTGGAGTGGCGAACGTTTTACCCTTGCTGATGAGGTATTCACTGATTTCGCTGTACCACATGTGGCTGAGTGCATTCTGGGAAAGACTGCGTCTCTCGCGCCACGGTTTAAGCACCATGCGAAAGCATTTGCCGTCCTCCAGATAAGGCTGGATCTGCCGACCAATAGCGGTGAAGTTACCGCGATGCAGTTTGATGCCATCTTGTGGGAAGTTCACGCTTCACCTCCGCAGAGATCAAACGCTGGATGCAAAAAAACGCAGGTGCATTTCTGCATCTGTGAAGGGAGAAGAGAGTTTGGATTGTATGTGCGCATAAACGTCCCCGTTTAGCGCAGAAGTCACCGGAGTTGTTCAGGCTCCGGTGACATAATTATGCCGTGTTGATTTCCCAAAATCAAAATCGATAGAATTGCTCCTTCTTAAAACACTTTTACTCTCTGGAAGCTTTTCTTATCTCTCTTGGTGTTATATTAAAACGATTATGAAATCTTTCAGTAAAACGAGAAGGACACTTATAACCATTTTCTCTGGCAATCTCGCTTATAGGTTTTACCGTCGTTTGTATAGCAGACAACGCATTATTTAACCTCACATCGTCCAGTATACTTTGGAAACTTACCCCCTCGCTTGCTAGACGGCGATGTAATGTAGAAACAGAAATGTAGAGATATCGAGCAACCTTGTTTGCTGTCCATTTTGTGCCGGGTTCGGATAGCAGCAGGTTATAACAACGACTTATCAATGATTGTTTACTATATGATAAAAGTAAATGATTAACATGATTCACTCCTAACGAAAGTAGAACGCCCATTGCTAAGTGCTCCTGAATTTTAGTTGAGAAGCCTCGGGAAACAGATGTTTTTAGTTGCTCCCAACAATATATTAACTCAGGATTCTGAGGTAAAAAGAAACTTGTTTTGTTACGTATTTGATCAGTTACCGTATAAAGTTTTTGGAAACTCTCAATTAAATCAATGGGTAAGTAAAGCATTTCTGCAAGATAAAGCCCTGCTTCAGGATAATTCTCAATATAAAATTCATAACCACAAGGAAATAATATTATTTGATTATTATCAACAGTTAAAGTATGCGTCTCCCAATTGATAACTTTCTTTCCCTGACGGATACGACACAAAGCTGGCATAAGAGGCTTAACCCTATGAATCTCATGATGTTTATGCATCCGTATTTCTTCGATCTTTAAGTTAGTCTTACCTCTTGCCAGCATACTCTCACCCTACTTTATCTCATAAACTGGTGTTATCTCAGCGGTTGCGATTTTATTAGCATTAAGCATATAACCAACTAACGCTCCGCTGGAGTTAGAATCTACAGGAATCTTTTCAGTTTTTAGAGCCCATACTTTAAACTGGTAATGATGTGGTTTATCTCCTTTAGGAGGACATGCGCCACCAAACCCAGCATAGCCAAAATCATTTCGGCCTTGAACAGCACCAGTCGGCAGTTTTGTTCCATCACGTCTCCCTGCATCAACGGGCAAATATGTTATTGTTGCTGGAATATTAACAACAGTCCAATGCCACCAACCACTGCCTGTAGGTGCATCTGGATCATATACAGTTACGGCAAAGCTTTTGGTACCTTCAGGAACACCAGACCAGGTTAATGAGGGCGATGTATTACCACCTTCACACCCAAATCCAGAAAAGACATGAGACGTTGTAAGTTGCTCTCCTGTTTTTATTTCATTACTAGTGACCTGAAATGCTGCAGCCTGCGCAGAAAATGTTATGAATGCCAATACAGTTGAAACGATAAGTGTTTTCATAAAAACCTCTTTGTTATGACCTATCGTTATTTTATTTGATATTCCTTTATCTCATTATGCATAAAGGCGCAATGTTTATGCAAAAGCAATCACAATTGTACCCCCAACCCAATTATTTGCCACAATATACACAAAGCACATTGATACTATCTAAAAACTCTGCTTTATTATTAGTAATACCTACGAAAGTCGGTGTTATTTTTTAACCTACCATTCAAAATACGTGACATACACCATTTTGCTCATAATAATTTGTCACGTATTTTCAGTATTTGAATCTGCGACCAAGAGTTCTCACCTAACAAATGATTAAGATTGTATAGCTCATTTACTACCCCAATACAGCCGTACAAAACTCGCTTGTGGGAGCAAACAAAGTAATTACCCATTAAGTTTCGTCAAAGATAATTAATTCTGTCTTGCACTTTATCACCATAGCATAACTTAAAATCCGAGATCATTATTTAGAAATAAATCTCACCATCAACCATATATTTGAGAGCACTTATCGCCTGCTGGGCGGATATTACTTTCATTAAAGGATAGTGTTTAAAAACAATGCCATTCATAAAATAGATATCACAGGTTTTATTATCCGTATTAATTATGATTTTTTCGAATGTTTTATAGGCAAGTGTACGGCATAACTCTCGTCCATTTTTACTGGTTAAGTCAATAGCATAAAAATCACTGAATGAATTTACACCTTTACTCTTCAAAGTTTTCAATGATACCGAAGCCCTTCGTAATTCCTTATCTAATAGTCTTATTTTCTCTGCTATAGCGGTAACTTCAGGCGCGACAGACAATGCAACGATTAAATTATTAATTTTCATCTGAAGCTCAATAATTTTTAACTCTAAAGTTTCATTAGCATCTTTCTTGTTTTCAACTGGTTGAATTTTGCTACAATTAAAAAGCAATTCATTAATGATATTATAATCAACCAAATCTCTTTTTATTGATGGCCTGTCACATCGATGTAATCTTCTCATCGGACAAACATAATAGCCATGCAAACTTCCAGATACCGCATGAACAATCATGGTATTACCACAAGCCTCACACTTCATAACTGTTCGAAGTAGATTTATTAGCATAGGATTCTTGCTACTATTGCTAATACCAAAAGGTGCCAACCGAATTTCCTGTACAGCGTAAAACAAATCATCTGATATAACTCTGGGATAATAGCCAGCGATTTCACTTATCCCTTTCCCTCTTGCACGATATGAAGGTACGCATATACCTATCAGAGCTTTATTCGCTAATAATTTTTCAATTACAGAAGGTCCCCATGCACTTTCTTTTCCTGAGAAATTCTTTACAGCATGATCATTTAAATACTTGGCTATTGCATTCAATGAGCGCCTTTCCATCCTGAGTTTAAAAATTAGCTCAATAGTTTTCACCCTGTCGGGGTCTGGAACAAAAGCCGTTCTTTTGTCATCTAAGGAGAGCCATCTCGGACAAGACGCCGTCATAATCGTACCTGATTCCATTGCATCCTGCCGTTTTTTCTTCCATGATAATTTAACCCGACTTGACTTTATCTCGCTTTCTTCATTTGCCCTTTGTGCTATAAGTATGGCTTTTATTAATGAATATGGCTCATTCAAAGAGTCAATATTATAGACTGTATTGTCGCAAAGAGTTATAACATCAATACCGTGATTCAAAATCAATTTCAGACGTTCAATCGCTTCACCGACTTTTTCTCTTGAAAGTCTGTCCAGACTTTCAACTAACAATGTAGTTCCTGGCAATATATAACCATGCTCTATAGCATCTAAAAATTCCGAAAAAGCTCCTGATTGTGCATGCTTTCCTTTGAATGCA